AGATGAAGTTAATGTAAAGATAGAAGGCTTAGACTTACATGAACGCAAAGAACTTTCAAACAAGTTCAAATATGAGATTCCTGGTGCACGCTATCTGCCCGCAGTCAGATTAGGTAGATGGGATGGTAAGGTAGCATTCTTCCAATTAGGTGGCAGCACTTATGTTAATCTATTATCAGAGATCATTCCCTATTTAGATCAACAAGGTTACAGTTTAGAGCTAGAAGATCTACGTGACTATAAAACACAATATGACTTTGAAGAAGTAACTGAGAAAACATTTAAACATATCAACTGGCCTGCTCGACATCCTATGGCAGGCGAACCAATCGTATTAAGAGATTATCAAGTTGAAATCATCAACAAGTTCTTGGCTAATCCACAGTGTCTACAGGAAGTAGCAACAGGTGCTGGTAAGACATTGATCACAGCCGCACTGAGCTATTGTTGTGAACCACATGGTAGAACTATAGTCATCGTTCCAAACAAATCATTGGTAACGCAAACAGAAGCAGACTACATCAACATGGGACTTGATGTTGGAGTCTACTTCGGAGACCGTAAAGAGTTTGGACGCACACATACTATCTGCACTTGGCAGAGCCTAAACATTTTATTAAAAGGATCACGCAATCACGAAGTAGACATCACCATTGGCGAGTTCCTACAGGATGTAGTCTGTGTTATGGTTGACGAAGTGCATATGGCCAAAGCAGATGCGCTTAAAACACTACTGACTGGGGTAATGGCACATATACCTATCCGCTGGGGATTAACTGGCACGATTCCCAAAGAAGATTATGAATTTGTCAGCCTAAAGTGTTCAATAGGAGACGTTATTGGCCGGTTAAGTGCCAGTGAGCTACAAGAGCAGGGTGTGTTAGCTAACTGCCACGTAAATGTCCTACAGTTAGTCGATCATGTGGAATATCGAGATTATCAAAGCGAGTTGCGATATCTATTAGAAACAGAAGGTCGATTAGATTACATCGCTCAATTAGTAGAGTCAATACGTAAAACAGGTAATACACTGGTCCTAGTAGATCGTATCGCTCCAGGTAGAGCATTAATAGAAAAAATTAAAGATGCAGTATTCGTTTCAGGAGGAACTAAAGCAGATGATAGGAAAGAACAATATGACGATGTTGCGACGATGGACGACAAAGTTATTGTTGCCACTTATGGTGTTGCCGCTGTTGGTATCAATATTCCTCGTATTTTTAATCTTGTGCTTGTTGAGCCTGGTAAATCATTTGTTCGAGTTATCCAGTCAATTGGCCGCGGTATTCGTAAAGCTGAAGACAAAGATTTCGTGCAGATCTGGGACATAACATCCACATGCAAGTTTGCCAAACGGCATTTAACTAAAAGAAAGCAATTTTACAAGGAGGCTAACTACCCATTCGTCGTTGAAAAGACAGATTGGCAATAAGATATGTATATATTAACACTAGAAAACACAGCATATGAGATGAACGAGATTCCAGATGAAGTCGAAGATCTACGTTTCGCTATATTAGATAATAGCGATCCAAAGAATCCAGACTACTTCTTTATACCTCTGATCTTCCTGGAATCATTTAACAGTCCGGCATTGGTATTGCGTATCGGTGGTCACTTGGTCAAGATGCCTGTAGATTGGCAGATACTTATAGGTGAGCCGGACTTTGGTGACTTAGAAGTCATACCATTGACATCGATTAACGATCGCGGATTCAGTGTGTTTTGTTTTAATCCCCTAGACAGTTTCAAACCAGAATTCCATCCAATCGAAATCGTAGATATCTATCAAGATGTTAAATGGTATTTCCCAAAACTGCGTCCTGGGCAGATGTTAGCAGTGCCTATCACTGATGGTGAGCATCCACTGTGTGCTTATTTCGTCAAGGATATCAGCAGGCAAAGCGAAGTAGTAGACTACGGTAAAATATGGTAAAGAAAGGATTGTCAATGTGGAGACTTTGGGCCAAGGCATTAGGTCAAAAAGAAGGCATAACTGATCGAGAAGCAGATGTTATTGCAGCAATTAGGACAGCGATAGTGGCATTATATATCGTCACTAATCTGTTTATCATAGCAGGTATCTTGAGACATTGGTAAATGGTAGAGAATGTAACAATATCTAAATTATATGTATTTGGTGATTCATTTGCAACACCATACTTTTGTGTTGATCCAGAGAACAGCTTTTGGGGATTAGCCGCCAGAGATCTATCAGTTGCTGAAATTTATAATTATAGTTTTGTTGGTAATTGTTTAGATAATATTATTCATGTTATCCTCAATGAGGATATTGATTTTGATAATGGATATTTTTTAATAGGAATACCACCATTAGTTCGATATTCTGTCTATAAAGACGATCAAAAATCTCACAAAGCTGTAAAGTTTGATTTAAACTTTAAGAGTGAAAGATTTGATCCTTATTCGATGAATGGAGTTAAATCTTCTAAAATATTTAATCATGATAAAGAGGTAATAACTTCTTTCAGCTCTGAGTGGAATGATACATTAAATCTAGAAAAAATATTCTTACTTGATTCATGGCTCAGATCAAAAAATGCCAAATTTCTGATATTAAATTTATCAAAGCCTATTGGATGTGATGAATTTTGGCCTCCAAGTAAAAATATAATGAATAAAATAAAACAATTAGATACTTGTATTTTGTTTGAAAATACATACCACTCAACAAATGCCCGAGATGGTATCAAACCAGTCGACTATAGTGTATATTCATGGATGGGACATCATGGTCTGGAAGGCAACGCTAATTGGTATTATAAAATTATAAAATCTAAATTTAAAGAACTAAAGTGGATCTAAATTAAATGGGCAATCTAAAACCAGGAGCAACTTATATCTACGAAACGCCAGACGGCGGGTTGACTACCTATGCTCGCGAGGCAGGTGCTCCTGTTAGTGAACGTATTTTGATTGGGCAAAGCTGGGAGGCTCGAGAATTAGTAGAACAACGCATGTGGAATGACATATATCCAAAAAGGAATCTAAATCCAGCCTTGACAGACGCTGTGGAAAAATGTATAATTATATATAAGCTCTCAGAGGAATCAAAAGATGGCATTTAACCCACAACAATTTAAACAGAAAAAGAAACGGGCAGTAGATCCAAATGCTCCACCGCGCCCAAACTTACTAAGCCAAGATAAGAAATTGCGAGAGCAAACTGCCGCAGTAGACAGATTACTGCGTTTAGTAGAACGTCAGCAAGATCAAATTGAAAATCTACAGAACAAATATAATAGTATGCAATCTAGTGTTGATCGTATATTAACATACCTCAGCAAGGGATGGAGCAAGAAGTGAGTAATCCAGATCCTTTATATATAGGTAATGAGATGGCGGCATTTGATCGCAAGGATCGTGCTTACTATGACAAGTTTACTGACGAACAGCGTAAACAGTTCAGCACATATCTTATGCTAAAATATGGTGCTAATGTAAGTGGCAGCGGTGATATGCAGGCCTATTACCTAATGGCTACTAACGAACGTGTTAACAAACACTTTTTTGATATCAACCGTCACCCTAAACTACAGTGGTTAGCCTGCACTAGTGTTAGTCCAGGAATGGGCAATCAATTCCACTATTGGTTAAAAACCAAAAAGAAAGAAGGCGACAACAAGAGCCAGAAGTTCTTGGCTAAGTTATATCCTAATTTAAAATCAGACGAAATAGATTTACTAGCGAAGATCAATGATAAACGAGATATTGCAGACATGGCACGAAACCTCGGACTTGATGACAAATCAATTAAAGCCGAGCTATAAGTGTAAGTATTGTTCAAAAGAATTCCGCAAGGAATCAACTCTTGCGGCGCATCTGTGCGAAGAAAAACGACGCTGGCAACAGGAAAAAGAAACAGGTGTGCAGTTTGGACTCCAGGCATACCTACGCTTCTATGAACTCACACAGGGTTCAGCAAAGATGAAAAGCTATGTGGATTTTGTTGCTAGTCCTTACTATCGTGCGTTTGTAAAATTTGGTCGACACATGGTAGCTATTCGTGCGGTCAACCCCAAGATGTTTATCGATTGGGTTATCAAAGAAAACAAGAAACTCGATCATTGGACACATGAGCGAGTGTATTTAGAATATCTTAAAACGTATATGCGTAAGGAAGCAGTTCAA